AAGTCATCCGTTGTCTCGACATCACCTGTCATGGTCAAAGTTGTGCCAGCGGCGGTATAGGCTACGGAAGGCTCTTGACGCACATTATTAACAAATACTTCTAACTCATTCGCGTTTAACACAGAATTGTTAAGAGTAAAGCCCCTCTTTACGGGACTTCCTGTGACTCCAGTTAGATCCTGATAACTTACCGCACTGTAAGCAAATGCGAGAGGATTACCCAGATACGGCATTAGGTGATCTCCATAATTGACAGCGTTACATCAGTTGCATTAGCTGCTGAAACCTTTAACACATCAGTTGCTTCCATTACCACTTTGTTGCCTGCAAGCAATTCCAGTGAAGATCCAGCCGGGATTGGAGCATTAGTAATAAGCTCGACATCTTGATTAGCTTCGTTGTTGTTACCTGCGCGGTTTGCTGTGTCAGATGACAATGTAACCGTTGCTGTGGTTTGACTCGTAGTGGTGTTGCCAAGGACAACTCCCAAGATAACGGTTGTTGTTGCAGATGCCACCGTGTAAATATCATCAAGTGAGGTAACACCCGCCTTTGTTATAACTTTGAATGTGTTTGCCATATCCTTATCCTAACGCGATTGCCAAAGCGGTAGCGTCACCTGACGCAGTATTGCTGATGAATGTAGTGCTTGCCGCCATCGTTGAGGTGAAATCAGTCACCGCTGCACCAGAACCAGCACCGTCACAACGAATTATGCGGCTTTCACCACTTGCAACAGTTACGTTTGCTCCAGAACCTTGAGAGAATATAACGGATTGATTAGAGCTATTTGTCACAAAATAAACTTTTTCGGCAGTGTTTGGAGCAACTGTAATAGTGTGAGTCCCTGAAGGAGAGCCTGCACAAACAATTAACTTATTCATTCCGTCTGACACTGTGCCGTCAGATGTTGTCAAAGTTGATGAAGTGCCACTAAGGGTTAAAGTTACAATACCGTTTAATGCGGTATCTATTATATCAAAATTTACATTAGTAGTGTCACCCCAAGTTCCAGACTGTTCACCAGTGGCTGGTTTTTCTATGCCTGTTCTAGTGGTATATGAACTAGCCATCTACGCAACCTCTTTCCAATCAGCATTTTGACTTGGATTTATCTCACTCCAAGAACTTGTGTTACTAGGATTGATTGCAGACCAAGACGCATTTTGGTCTGGTACTACTTGTCCCCAGACAAATACAATACCAACATTTGCCGTTGCTGACAATCCTGTAACGCCAAAAGCAAAATCATCTACCGTTGGGGATCCAGCGACTATAGAAGCAGAATTACCAGTAACGCTAAAGATTGCGTCACCTACAGTTGTTGGAGTTGTCGTAGAAGCGGTGGCGGAAATGCCTGTTAAAGTGACTGCGGCTGGGGCTGTAGGAGTTGATGTCGCGATGGTTGCTGTAACACCAGTTACAGATACATTGGCGGTGGCAGTTACTTGCTCATCGCCAAAGCCTATGGTGCCGACCGCACCAACGGGGCCAACTAAACTGCCGCCCCCAGCTAAAGGAGTCCCAACACCAGTGGTAGCAGAAACTCCGGTAAGAACTACAGGTACGGGTTGACCCCAAGCACCTTCACCCCAAGCGCCTCTGCCCCATCCCGTGATGTTAGTCACATCTTACTCCGTTAAGCTATCCGAATGATAGCGTTTGATGCGTCTGCCGTAGGGAACTGAATCGTAAATGTGCCAGAACTAGAGCTTTTATTAGATCCAAAGTCTAGAACAGCGACTGCTTTGTTAGAAGCAGATGAATTGTAAATCAAAGCACCACGAGCCGTAATAGTGGCCGTAGTAAAGCTGAGATCAGCAAAATCTGTAATAGCTGTTGTTCCGCTTAATGTTGGCGTTACGTTAGTCAGCGCACCACCACCAGATGTGTAAGATCCACTGTTTGCCACTTCACCCGTTGTAGTGAATGCAGTTGTTGTAGCGCCCAAAGTAGCTGTGGTGCTAGATTTTCCGCCGCCGCCAATTGCATACAATGCCAACTTAAAAGTGTTACCTGAGCTATTTGTAAAATTATGTGTGCCTACCAGCAATTCTTGCTTAAAAGAACTACACATTGCTTGCGTGATTGCCATTACAGTCTCCTAATAAATTCAGCAATGTCTTTATGACCAGCATTACGCAAAGTCTGGCATATAGTACCACGCTCCTCACGTTTAGCCAAGTCTATGTAGAAACGTAAGATTTGCTCAACTTTATCAGCAAAAGCCTGTGCTTGATCTTTTATGGCAGGAGGAGCGTCATCTGAAACATAAACAATTTTTTTACGAGCCATTTCAGCTATTTGATCTGACGATAATCCCCCATTGTCTGATGTTGTTACATCAATACTGCCCACATCAATGCCTGTATTTACACTAATCATCGTATGTTACTCCCGGCACATCATGCCTGCCTATAAGAACTGGTTCGCGTCCATCTAACGGTTCTGGTGAAGTTTTTTGATTTTCTACCCCTGCTATATATTCTGATTTTTTTACAATCATTAAGTTGCCATCTTTGATGGTCTGAACCAAGGGATCATCAAGTCTATGATATCCATATAATTTTTCATCTTCTGGAACATTTGTGTCAAGAAAGTTTGATCTACCTGCTGTTTCAATTTGAATGCCTTTACTCAAGGCTATGGCGCACCAAAACTCACAACAAGCTCTGCCAGCTTCAGCAAAATTTATGTTTTGCCTATAACTAAAGTCTATTCCGTAAAAGTGCATTTTTTTAACTTTTTTAGTGATCGCAAAAGCTATTGAATACGCCACTGTATTGTTAAAATAAGAGTATCCAAGATACGAAACCACCTCTGCCAAAGGATATTCCTGTATCTCTGGAACTCTCTCATCTAAACAGCAAGAATAAACAGGCCCCTTATTTGGAGTCTCTAAAAGAAACTCTTTTCCAACACCTGTTTGTTTCCCAGCCTTAACATCATCCAAAAACCTAGAAGCAGGATCCATCATAAATGTTCTATCAACATGTATAATGGCACCAATGCTATTAATGCCCCATACTTCATCAAATTTTTCTGAATTTATTCTTGCTAAGATGTAGTCGGCATAAGTGCCTCCAAGACCAATGATAGCAATGGTCTTGCCCTCCAAATCATCTTGTAACATTTTGCCCCTTCTACGCCCTTGCTTTTATCAGTAACCCACTTCTGTACGCATCTGTATTTTCTTTTGTTACAGCATATATTTGCAAGTCATTTATAGCTTCTTGCAATCTGCCATTATAAAGCTGAATGACATCTTGCTCACCTTTCATGAATATGTAAGCTTCAACCAAAGCTCCATATAGTAATGCTTGAGGTGCATTCGTGCCTATCCAAGTTGTCCCCGCGCCAACAATTGAAGCTGGCCTATAATAATAATGTAACTCTGCTGAATAAGAAGAATTAGGTGTGGGCGCTAAGATAAAGTTTTGATAATCAAAAATTCCATAATATTTAGGCGCACCCGTAGTTGATGGATTCGGATGAAATTCTTGCAAGAAATTTACATCTTTTTGTAAAAGAAAGATATTTTCTCCAGATGAATCCACATACGATAAAGAAAAAGATGACAAAAAGTCTGTTGGCATAACTAAAAACTTATTGCCACTTGTCATACTTGCAGTCACGTTTTTGCGAAAGAACTCAAGATCAACTTCTTTAAGTATTCTCTCTTCTGCCGCCTTAATAAAGTTATCCAAATTATTAACGAAAGTTGTTTCGTTATTTTCGGCGTAATCCTGTATGGCCTGCTTTAGTGTTGTGTATGTAAAACTCATGGTGTGTTCGCCTGTCCGCCCATGCCGCTGTGGTTAGTGCAGTAATAATACAAAGTAGGCGCACCCGCAGCAACTGTGATCTGAGTGTATGTAGATGTGGTTGTTACACCAGTGGTGTACTGCGAACCACCGCCATGGGTTCCATCAGAGGTTGTGCTTAATCTTAACGGATGACCTGAATTACTACTGTCAGACTGATCGAATCTATATGTATTACCTTCAGTTAAATTGACAGTATCTTGTCTAACTCCATCAATATAATATTTGTTTGCTCCAAGGTAACTCTGAACAGTGACAGTGAATGTCTGTGTTATAACCACACCAGACGTAGCAATTGTCACTGAACCAACTGATCCAGTCATAGATATGCCGCTTACTGGAACTCCTGTAGGTGTAATAACATCTCCACCGAAAGTAACTGTTCCAACTGTCCCCCTCAAGAAAACGGGTGTTACATATTGTAATGTTTCTGTGCTGAATACAGGAAATTTTATTTCTTCATTAAATATATTCTGTGTGTCTGGTCTAGGATCACGCAAAGCTTCTGCATCCGGTGGGTGTCGAACAGGTTCTAATTGTGGGTGTTTTGCTTCCCACTCATCTTTTCCAACAAGCAAACCGTTCCACTCTTTTCGCATATCACGCAAACGATAACGAAAACCAGATCTGTCTGATATGCCATAAGCATCTTTTCCGACAGCAAATCTTCCCATTATACGATCCTATAGAATTGTAAATTAGGAGTTACATTGAAAGACGCTCTATCACGATCTTCTTCCTGCGCCCTCATAAACTCTTCATCGTATATTGCTTTTAACATCTGAATACGATCAGGGGCTTTCTTTATAGCAAGATAATAAGCAAGCCCAGCCGCAAGACAGGGGTAAAATCTAAACGGCAAACTTACTGTATTCGTGTAATCATCTGCGTCATCTATACGAGTCAACACATCATATATGATTGTATCAGTGCTATTTTCTGGCAAAGGCCAGATTTTTATTTGTGGAGTTATTTGACGATCAATAAAAAACTGTGTTGGTCTTGATTGAGTCGTTTTTGTGGGAATAGAAATATATTGATCACGGCTAATTCTATCCATGGTCAAGTCGGTACCGCTCCGCCGTAAAACGGCAGACAATACATCAATTACATCTGTACCAAGATTATATGCAGCCGTGCCTTGAGTCAGGGTTAACGTGCGTTGTTCTATGGTCCACTGATTTAAGCCTCTGTTTGCCCAATCAGCAAACAGCAAGTTTAATGAACGCTTGGCAGTCCTTAGATCATAACCAGTGCGTACTTCTAAACCACAGCGTTCAAATGCTTCTTCAATGTAATCACTTACATCAAGCTCAAAATCAGTGGAACCAGATACAGCCATTATTTCTTAGCCTTGCCGCCGCGCATCATCTTCTTTACACCGCCGCCACGCATCATGCCCATAGCCATGCGCTTTCGAGGAGATACTGCTTTTGCAGCGCCGCCACCTCTCATACGTTTAGGTGCAGTTGCACCACCACCACGCATTTTTTTGGCTTGTTTAGCAGCACCGCCGCCCATCATACCTTTAGCCATTACTTTTCCGCCGCCACGCATACGCTTCATTGCTTGTTTTTTAGCTCCCGGCATTTTGAAATCTCCTTCTGCGGTTCAAAATTAAGCGCACATAATCTTCACGATCATAATGCTCGTAGTATCCCATTTTTTCTAGCTTTTGACTAGCCTCATTAAGTTCTGACAATCTTTGCACAAAAACCATGGTAAAATCTGTTTGAAACGCCAACAACCAAACATCCATTTTGTTTAGCGCAAACCACTCATTCATTGCCATGCAAGCTGCTTCAACTTCTTCGTATGTTTGTCTAGGATCCCACTCTGTGCATATAACAACAGAATACTTGTCATCAAAATCTTTGCACTGTATTGCAATTTGCTCCCATAAGTCTCCATCACAATCAATTATATTTAATTTATTGTCATGTATTGCTTTTTTAGCAAATGGACATGGGGCAAAGCCCGTGTTTTTGTCAACAACGCTTAAATCGTTGTTAACCCAACTCTCTATAAGATTTTTCACTTTTTCTTACGCCGTAAAGACTTTACTCGCCTCGGCTTCCCTGCTGGCTGTCCTATACGTTTCTTTTGAGCGATGCGACTGCGCTTTTCAGCCGATGTCATTTCGCTGGCTGTTTTGGGGGTTTTAGAACTAATCCTTTTGGTGGGGCGACAATATGGAGTACCCCGTTTTTCACCCTTCCTACGCCCACATGCCTTCCCCGTGCGTTGATCCTTCCAGTCCTCTTTGAACCACCTTTTGAGCGCCAACCCACTTTTTGTTTTCCTTACTGCCATTTACAAACCCATCGCCCTTGCTACAGAAATCATAAGAATAACGAATAAACCAACAGCAACAACTATAACGATAAAAATTAAAGCTGCGGCTTTTATATTTTCTTCTAACTCCTTTTGCTTTCTTGCCGCTTCTTTTCTTGCAATGGCTGCGGCCTCTTTCGCCTGTTGTATACGTTTTGCTCTTTCCGCTACTATAGAAGCCCATGTTCCATGACCAAAACGAAGGTCCACCATGGTAGCAATTTCTTGCATCTGTTCTTTAGCCAGCTTCGCATCTATGATTTCTTGCGCTACTGACTTTATACCAAACTGATCTCCTACTCCTACACCAGACTTTTTGTTGCGTCTTTGTTGTACCTGTCTTTCACCTTCAAACAGGTTATCTATGTGTCCAGCGATTTCTGATACGTCATTCGCCGTACTAATGACACTTTTGATGCCATCGACTGCACTTTTAAATAATGCAAAACCTGCTAAAGCAGTCGAGATTGGCTCCATTTTTATCTCACTTTAGTTACTTTTCTCCGACCCTCCATTATCATTCCGCACCCACGAGCGACTCCATTATTTTTTGATGGTCTTTTTGCTGGCAAAGCTGGTCCACCATCTTTCATTCTAATTACACCACCATCAGCTTTTTTCTTGGCTTTTTTCTTCTTGCCTCCAGTGCCATAATTAGCAGCACCCACTTTCCTACATTTTGCAATGGCACCTGAAGCATAAGCTGACGGGAAAACTCTGTAGCGAGCTTTAACTTTGTGATAGCAAGCGTCTTTAGGCATTTTTGTTACTCCTTCTAATAGACTCTTTGCCTTTTTTAAAAATATTTACCACTTCATTCTTGCCCATAACTTTGGCTCTTTGCTCACCAACGGTCAGGATTTGAATTTTTCTAGCAAAAGGTTTTTTAATTTTTTTAACTCTTGCAACAGTAGCTCTAGCGTCTGCCGGAGTCGCAAACTTAATTTTGACAGTATCTTTAGGATTTTCATCTGTATACAATCTCCTACCAGAACCTTTAGGTTTTTTACCAGTGCCTACTTTTGGATCTCTTTTGCTTGGCGACTTAGTAATTTGCTTACTCATTCTGGCTCTACTCATAACCATTATATAAACCTATTCGCTAAAGCTGTAGCCACTATAAGAGCCGCAATACCCCATAAACGCATGTCTAATTTATCCAATTGACGTTGGATTTCAGCATAACGCTTATCGCACGACTCCTCATGCTTTTCTAACTGACGCAAGACTTCTTCTGGGGTCATTAACACTTCCATCTTCTACGAGCCTGTCTTAAACGGCTATTAGGATTTTTAGCTGCTTTTGGAAATTTTTTCATTTGTCCGGCAGATCTAGCGCAAAATGACTTGCGTCTTTTGGCCGCTTTACTACCGGGCTTGACCTTACCTGTAACAGCAGTTTTTAACTTTGAACCGGGGTTCGCTCTTCTATAAGCAGCAACACCAGCTTTAGTCATTCCCGCCCCCGCTTTTGTGGGGCGGAAATTCTTTTTGTTTCTTTTCGGCATCGTGTCTTTACGCCGTGCCATAACTTACCTCAGTTAAAAAAGAATGTCGCAGCGGTAATATTAGTGAACGTAGATACGTTGATATCACTAACCAAAATACCGTTTGACGGAATATTAACAGAGTGTGTGTCTGAAGCGTTGAAATCCAAATCAAGGACTGTAGCACCACCGTTACCATCTGTAACAGTAAGGCGAGGAGTGCCTGAAGCTGTCTTCAACTGTATTTGACGAATACGGGCAGGCCCCACAGCAAGAGATCCTGTGCCAGTAACACGTTTTGATCTTACGTCAGAATCAGCCATTAAAGCCTCCTATTAGGCAGTTGGTGAATCAGATGAAATGCCAAAGAACTTCAGAGAAAGCACACCGCCAGCACCAGCAGTGCCAGAAATAACAACTTCAACCTCATCTGCGGTTTCGGTAGCAGCAGTTGTTGTTCCACCAGACATGCCCAATACACCATTACAAGGGAAGAAACCCTTAAAACCTGTTGAGTTGATAGCAACAGAAATACCATCTACAAAACCATCTGTGTCAGCGTCTGTGCCAATATCAACCAAGTTTACAGCATTTGCTGCGGCACTTGTTACTGTAATCGCAACGCCCATAGGAATGAAATTTGATGGAATGCCAATGGATGCTTCTTTATGGTCTGTGCCACTCGCAGCAACAGTAATTGTTGCAGTGTAAGTGGATAAAGTCATCTCATTGGTTAAAGCGCCAGTCGTGCTGTTCTTGATAATATTTTTAAATCCATTTTCGGAACGGATTGGTCCACTAAATGTTGAATTAGCCATTTTTGTCTCCTGTCTTGGCTAGTGTCAGTTACATTGTGTAACTGTCAGGGATAAAACAATATACAATAAAAAAGGGCGGCATGGAAGCCGCCCTTTCGTACAATTGTTCGCTTATGCTCCGGGTGAACCGAAGACAGCGCGTGGATCACTAAATCCAAAGCTGTAACGCTCACGAGCCTTAAAGCGCATGTTACCTGAGTCGAAGTCAGCTTCCATGTTTGTCGCCAAAGGCGCACGTTCAAAGTGCTTGAAGCCATTTGGTGCGTCAGTCTTAATGAAAAACGCATCTGGGTCTGTCAAGAAGTGGTTAATTGTATAACCCTCTGGAAGCATACCCATGTTACGCAACGCATTGACATCATTGTCTGATGTGCCTGTGCGAAGTGTAGACTCAAGCAAACGATCAGCAATGAACTGAAGTTGCGGTGGAATGATCAACTTCATACCGCGAAGAGCAATGATCATGTTACGCTCATCAACGAATGTTGAGATGTCAATTAAGGCATTCTCAAGCGAGGTTTCGTTAAGATCAGCAGCAACAGATGGCTCATTACGGAATGTGCCACCACCAGCCAGTGGGTGGTCAGTAGCGCAAAGCTCCTTACCGTCACCACCAGTAAAGTTGCTGTCAAACGCATTATTTAACGTAGCAGCAGCTTTTACTTGCTTTGTGTGTGCCATTGAACGTGCGAGTGCGCGGGTATACCGTGCGCCCAAACGATCATAAAGGTTGTCTTCCATTGCTTCCTCAGTCAACGCAAACGCAAGAGTTACTGTCTCATGCGTATAACGTGCTGTGTAAGCTTCTGAAGCGTTATCAAAGTTTACAGCAGCGCCTTCCGCTTTGGTTTGGGCGTTACCGAAACCGACCAACATCACTTCTTCTTCAAATGCACGATCTGAAGATTCTGTTTCGTAGATCTCCGCATGCTCCGCATCGTAGCGGTCATACTCCATACCAAACAGGGCGTTGAGGCCGGGTTCTAGCTCTTTCGCTAGTTGTGCGCGAGATATAGCCATTATTCAGCCTCCTTATGCCAGACCAGCCGTTCCAGCAGAGAACAGATGGTTGTTGATCATAACGATGACATTTGTGTTGGCAGAGCTAACATCGCTGTTCTCAGGGTCGGTTGAAATATCAATCGCCTTGAGAGGAAGCGTTGCAGTTGTAGCACCAGTTCCGACATCAAGCTCACAGCGAGAAATACCAGAAGAGGTATCTCCAACAGGAGAATTGTCGAAAATGTCAAAGTTTCCGAAAAGATCCGCTACTGGCATAGCTTCATCAGCCTGAATCTCAAAAACGGCATGAGGCGAATCAATGATGAAAGCCTCAATGTCAGCCGCAGCAGTAGATGCAGGGTAATGATTGGAGAAAGTCTCCTTACCAGTGGTTGGATCAGTAAAACGGCATCCGTTGAAAACGCCTAGAATAAAGCCGGATCCGCCATCAGCATAACGCTCGACACCACCTCCGGTGACGGCTTGAACCATGTCACCTTGGAAGATCGCGGTGCCGTAGTTATTGGCAATGCGGTATTTATTCTGAATGTTTGCAAGGGAAGAGCCGGAACCTGACCTGTAAAGGCGTAGGCCAAAAGGGGCATCTTTATTTGCCATCTTTTTTGCTCCTAATTATCAGCTACCTTGGGTCCACCAAAGGACACAGAGGAGCTACGTTGAGGTTTAAGCTTTGGCATCGCAGCATTAGACTCTCTCATCCAATCACGATCCACAGCTTCCATTTGATTTTGCGTAACATTTTGGTAATGAGAGTTACGCTGATCCGCAATTTCTTCGGGTATTCTGGCTAAAACCAAACCACCAACGCCAATTACGCCAGCGTTTTTTCCCTCATCAATGACGGGGGCATCAAATTCAGGGTAGTCTTCTGCCCTAACGAGTTCCCAACCTTCACGGCGGCGCTTATGTATGTTGTTTCGATCATCATATTCCATGACAGACTCACGAATCCAACGATGCTTGTAACCAACAGGAGCCTCTGGAGCTTCAAGGGATGAAGGCGGACGCCAATCAGCAACTCTCGCTTGTTTTTCACGGGTTTGCGAATCCCGGCTTGCACGATCAGACATTACGCTTCCTTCCTTTCCAGTTTAGCGACCTCTTGAGCATACCGTTCTAGAGGAATTTTCATTTTTTTGGCAAAAGCCACTTGACCCGGCGTTAATTCCACCGTCTTTTTCCGCCCATTTTTGGTAGCTGACCGTCCACTGGACGCAGGAGTAACGGCTTGAGCGCTTTGCCGTTTGTCCTGAAACTTATGCGGAAACTCAACGCGCATGCGTTTATCAATCTCCGCGTAATAACTATCTGATGTAGGATCAAATCCCTCACCAGCGACAAGTTGTTCATGAATGGCTTGTGCGCCTCTTGTCATCACAAGATCGCCGTTGTTTCCAAACCAAGGATTTTTTTCCATCCATTTAACAAGCTTTGGGTCATATTGAGGTTGTGCTTGAGGCGGCACTTGAGGCTGCACCTGTTGCTGAGGTTGTTCTTGGGCTGCCTCTGAACGAGCCTTCTGAATACGGAGTCTCTCCTCCTCAATCGCAAGCTTCGCAATGACTTTTTGAGCCTCTGCAACCTTTGCCATGTCACCAGCATCATATGCCTCTTGCAACATTCGTTGTGCAGATTGCCCCTGACTTTCAATTCTTGTCCCATATTCCGTGATGTAGCCCTTATCCAAATCGGAGAACTTTTTCTTTAGCTCTTCATTTTGCTGCTGGACTTGTTGAGCGTATGCGTAAGCGGCCTCTGCTTCCTCAACGGCCTGCTTACGCTTCGCTGTTAACTGATTTATACGCTTTTGAACATTTTCACTATAGTTCTCAAGCTCTCCCTCATCAGCCCCTTCTTCCACACTTTCATCATCACGAACAATTGTTCGGGTTTGATCTTCTTCGTTAGACGCAGCAACGTCTTTTTGCGATGTAACATTGTTATCATCGTCAATATCAAAAGAAACAGTTTCTTGCTGTTCTTCTACCATAGCTTCTTGATTTTCGTTCATCATCATGTCTCCCACACTATACATACGAAATATCTGCTGGGTCAAGTATTGTTGCTATAATGTTATCATCGTTAATAAGTCTTACCTCTAAACCATCAACTTTGAATCTATTACCCGCATATCTTCCCATTAATACCCATGTTTTCTCATGGCACCAAGGGCCTGAAGGAAACTTATTTTCATCCATATACGCATCAGGACCCACCTTGATCACATAAGCTGCAACAGTTGCAAAGCTTTCACGCTCACGAACTGAGTCTGGAATGATAATTCCACCAGCGGACTTTTGTTTCATGTAATATGGAATGACAAGTAAGCGGTAACCAACAGGTTGAGGCAATCTATCAATAACAGATAAATCCATTTTTGATGGATCTTCTGTGTTTTTTTGATTTGGATCCTCTGGTTGGTCAAATCCCTTCTTTATGTCTTTTGGTATTGAACTTACTTCCGCACTTTTAGCCATCCTCTCAGGGACGAATAGTTTTTTAGCCATCCTCTAGCTCTATGCCTTTCATCGCGGATTTAATTAAATCCTCAGAGTAAGTCAGTCCGCGTATCTGCCCCACTATGAACCGATAGTCGTCTATGCCGCCTATCGAACCATCCGCCAAACGCTGTGTTAAATCAGCTTTATGTTGACGTATGTCTTTTAAAAGATACTCAGCTAATTGTAGCCCATCCATTATTTTTTCCCAAAAAACTTAGTTGCAGCGCGGGTTCCAAAAGACGCGCTCACGATAACTCCAAGCGTGTATTGATAGTATTGCGGCATAGCTTCAAGAGCCTGAAAACCGTTTGATACGATCTCTCTGCCCCAGTCTCCACAGAAGCTCAAAATGAGCGGAATCGAGAACAAAATTGTTAGCCACTCGTCTTTCCAGCTATGTGCAGAAGCATCGGCCATCTTGAGATCCCAGTCAATCTCACCCGTGGCTTTCTTCTCCATTATAACTGCTTCAGCTTTAGCCTTCGCTACTTTTGCGCCTGCTACCGCCTTTTTCTCTTCAACCTTACCCTCTAACCATGTACCCGCCAGAGAGGAGATTGGACCAAGAAGTGCTTGTATCATTCTTCCTCAATTATCTCCATGATTTCGCCAGCTTCAAGTCTGACTCTCAGTTGTTTACATGACCACTTTTTGTCAAAGTCTGTAGTATGCCCTACGTTTCGTTTTATCTTACGGCGTATATTTAAGCATTCAGACAGGTTCTTGTAAGGCGTATATTCAACACGCTCCTCGCCTATCATCAGCAACAAAAACTGGTCTTAGAGTTTTATGACAGGCGGTTGACAAAGATTGAGGACAACATAGAAAAGTTGACTAACCAATGATTGAGATGACCTTTGTTTTGTTGTTAATGATAGGCGAGGAGCGTGTTGAATATACGCCTTATAAGAATCTATCTGAATGTTTGAACATACGTCGTAAGATTAAAAGAAATGTCGGACATACTGCTGACTTTGATAAAAAGTGGTCTTGTAAACAATTAAAGGTTAGGCTTGAAGCTGGAGAGATTTTAGAAATCTTGGAGGATGAATGATACAGGCACTTATTGGACCTATAGCTAATTTAGCCGGTTCCTTCATGGAGTCGAAGATAGAGCAGACGAAGGCTAAAGGCAAAGTTGCACAAGCAAAGGCCGAAGCTGAAGCTGAAGTTATGAAAGTCGCAGCCACT